TACCGAGAGGAAATTGGAATATGTCTAATGATAAAACTAGATATATTCCTGGCACTACTAGCATGGGCTATACCCGTGGTGGAGGGTCGGAAAATGTGAAATGGGTCCGTAATGGAGCCTTTCTCATGACCCGATCCGTAAGCAGGTTTAATCCTGCCCCAGCCTTGGGTATCGACGCCGGTTCAGAGCTAGGATATACATACCTAGCACCGAACTGGAACGGCGGCGGCTTCCTCCCTGGGTCCCCGACTGAAGAGTCGGAGATTCGAGAGGATGGAGCTTTAGCTATGAATGCCACGAGGCCAGGACGTCCCGCTGTGAACCTTCTCACCACCGCTGGTGAGTTGGTTCTTGACGAGGCGCCCCTTCCTCAGGAATTGAACAGGTGGAAGGAAAAGACCAGATTCTTTAAGAATCTGGCCAACCACCATTTGCTTGTTCAATTTGGATGGCTGCCATTACTGGCAGATATCCAAGGATTCCTGAAGGATGTCGTGCATGGCGATAATGCCATAAAGAACGCGTCCCGCGCAAGCGGGACCGATCAGCACGTTGGCATCAGATTTCAACCAGACCTTGCTTCAGTCTCCTTTACGGAGGTAGGGTATCCAGCGTTGCGGTATGATGGCTATACGTTCGCGTATGGCCAGCTTGCGGTAACAACGACACGAAGTGTCGGGAAGAAATCCTGGTTCGAAGGAACCTGGACTTCGTTTTTCCCGGGATACCCAGAGGCTATCGCAGCAGAACAAGCGAAACACAGCGGCTTAGCCGCGCGTTTCCTATCTGTTGCTAAACCCACACCGAAAATGGTGTGGGACTTAGCCCCCTGGAGCTGGGCCGTCGATTGGTGTACAGGTTTTGGGCGATCTCTTGAGATCGCTTCGAACCTCATCGACGATGGTATGGTTTTGCGGAACGCTTTTATAATGAACCACTGGAAGAATGAGACTTTGGTCGAATTCAAAGGTGCTAGTTATAACAACCCTTATAACCAAATAGGGTCGGGAACAGTGCAGACACTTTTCGAAGTGAAAACAAGGTTTCCGAGCGCCCCATATTTCGGATTTGCTTCTGCTGGCGAATTTTCACCACGTCAGCTTTCCATTCTAGCGGCCCTAGGGATCTCACGATCACCGGGGTGACATTACTGCTTGTCGTCACCCCTACCGGAAATACTGGTAGGTAATACGATGAGTTTCCACTAAGACGGTATGAAACCGTCCATCAGAAAGAGTTCTCCATGTATGCAGACCCACAGGATGTGGTGGTTAACACCGTCACTGAAAGTCTTAAGCGCACTGGTATGGCTATCGACGCTGGTCGTTTTGGGAAGTCAGATGGAAGCTTTACGCTTTCCATCTCCCACTCGTCCGGACGTCGTAACCAGCACCGCGCGCGCTTGGACTCCAACAAGATCGTCACGGATCCGTACGCAACCGATCGAAACCTTCCGGTTTCGGCAAGCGTGTACGTCACTCTTGACGTCCCAACCGTCGGCTTTACAATCGACGAGCAGGAAGATCTTTTGGTCGCTCTCGCGGACTGGCTTAAGGCCAGTTCGCACGCTGCCTCACTGGCAGCTTCTGAGAGCTGATCTGATCTATCGTTGGGTCTGCGTTATGGACTAGGATCGACAACCCTTTGGAAAGGGGATCGATGAATAGCCTAGCGCAACTCTGGTGTTGCCTAGCAGAAGAGCTAGGAACACTTTGTGGTATCGACCCTGTTCGTGACATCGAAACGATGTCACGTCGAGTTGAACACGAGGGAGACGCATTTTTGCGTATCACTCTGCCTGCCCTTGGTAAGTGCTTTGATCAAGCACTCGACCGAGGTAGGTACTCCTCCGACCTTGCGCCTGGTTTCCAGGTACGAGGGGGGCTCCCCTTATTTCTAGGGGGTTTCCTTCGGAAGGTGTTCGACTCGAGGGGAAGAATCTTTGATGATCCTTGTATCGAATCTATCAGAGCCATAAGACAGCTCTGTGCCCTTGCGGGCAAGATCGAGGCAGAATGCACGGAAGTCCGTAACAGGGCTGCCGTACAAGGATATGTTGAAGCGGATGATGCCTGCTCCGTATGGGACCAAGACCCACAAAACGCAGATCTGCTAAACGAGCTTCGCTCGACGAGTAGATTTGCAGTGGGCTGGTTGCTGTCCGATGCGAATCGTCAAATCGCATTGGATGACATCGTGCCTAAGCACGGCCCTGGTGCTACTGCTGACAGACTTCTGGGAAACCAGAAGTATTCGATGCAGTACTGGCCAGCTCATCTTCAAGCCCGGTTCCCTTGGTGGGATTGGGCTATGGTGAGCCCTCGTTTTAACGAGGAGTATGGCCTAGAGGTATCTGACCCCGTCATCGATGCTAGGCTTTGCCTAGTACCGAAGACCATGTCCAGTCCTAGAGTTATTGTGATGGAGCCCACTGCAGTTCAATATATGCAGCAAGCTTTGCTACAAGTACTCACAGACCGCATTGAACAGAAAACTTCGATGATTGGGTTCACACGCCAATCACCGAACCGTTCAATGGCTCGAGAAGGTTCCTTGACGAGAGATCTGGTTACACTAGATCTATCGGAGGCTTCTGATCGAGTGACACTTCGCCAAGCTGAGGTTGTTTTCTCAGGCGTCCCTGACGTTTGGGAAGCTCTCTTGGCTACGCGAAGCGATAGCTGTAAACTTCCGGACGGAAGAACTCGTCCGGTATATAAGTTTGCATCTATGGGGTCCGCAGTCTGCTTTCCGGTAGAAGCAGTTACTTTTTGGACAGCCGTTCTAATGGCTATCCAGAGGTATCACCGGAGAAAAGATGGATTCTTTCGTCTAACCTACTCCTTTCTGCGTAAGTTGGAAGGTAGGGTTAGGGTGTACGGCGATGATATCATCGCTCCGTATGCCTACCTTATGGATATTCGTGAGGTTTTCCACCAGCTTGGCTGGAGGATAAATCCCGCTAAGAGTTTCTCTGAAGGTTTCTTCAGGGAGTCTTGCGGCGGGGACTTCTATGCTGGCGAGGACGTTACACCCATCCGGGTGCGACGTCCACTCAGCACGAGTATCCGCGATCCTCACGGTGTCCAGAGTACAGTGTCCTTGCGTAATCAGCTTTATCTGGCTGGTTATTGGAGGACAGCAGAGCGCCTTGATCAGCGTCTGCTTCGTGTGACTAAGGGTTTATACCCTGTCATCACCGAACTCGAATCTGGAGTTGTTGGAAGAGTCAGTGTTTGCTTCTCTGGGAAAACCCAGAAGACTGACTCCCAGCATCGCTCTCTACAGAGGGTGTTCGTGCTCACTTCCCCCATTCCCGCTAACGCGGCAATGGAGCATGCGGCACTTCTGAAGAGCCTGCTATCCCCATCTGAGGATAGCAGCCACTTAGAACGATCGGGACGTCCTTCCGTGTCCTACATAAAACGGAAGTGGATGCCCATTCGCACTTGCGGTGGGTCTTGGTACGGATCCTGGGTTTCTCCCTATCACAGCTAAGCTGTGAGGAGGAGCCCCCCGTAACCAAGAGATAGGCCAGGGTGCAAACCCTGCCCTCGCGTCGTTGACGCGGGAACGGTATGCTG